TTTGGAAAAAAAGAGAATACAGCGAGCAAGAGATAATAAACTTTTCCGCCGAGCTGGAAAAATATCGGATATGGGGAAAAGACCCTTTTGATCCGAATAAAAAAATAAAGTATCTGTCTGTCGGTGGCGAATACTCTTATTTGCAGGATAAAAAAATAATTGAGAGTTTTGAAAAAATAAAACCCGAAATGAAAACAATGTCTGATTTGCCGAATTGGAGAATAATTTTTGCGAGGCATTATGATTATATGGAACACGAAAATAAAATGAGGCAATACTTTGACTGGAAATACCGCAACCAACAAAAAGCAAAATTTGCCGATATGAAAAAACTTGAAGGTTGGGATAGTATCGCCAAGTCAATGCCGGAAGTTTCTAATTGGGAAAATCCACAAGAAGAAATAACAACGGAAGATATAGACGATAGTTTTAATTTATAAATTTATGACAAAAGAATTACACTCTGATGGTTTTTGCTTAATAAAAAATCCTTCTCCTTTTGGCGGCGGTTTTACTGTAACTGATAATTTAGGAATTGTTTTATCAAGAGAAAGAATTTTAAAAAAAGATTTTACCAACAATGAGGCTGAATTATTGGGAGTGTTAAAGGCTTGTGGATTATCTGAAAATAACGGAATTATAATCACCGACAGTATGAATACTATTTTTTGGATAAGAAAAGGAAAATCAAAAGCGAGGCCAGATTTAAATGAAAAAATAAAAACAGCGAAAGACTTAATTGAAAACAAAAAACTTAATTTAATTTGGAAAAAAAGAGATGAAAATTTGGCAGGGATTTATAACGAAAATTATGGCGAAGAAGATGAATTTTAGGACAAATGAAAACAAATGTATCAAATCGATGATATAAAAAACGCAATTTTGTTTGGAGATGCTCTATTGGAATTGAAAAAAATTCCCATAGAGTCCATAGATATAATTATTACATCGCCTCCTTACTGGGGGTTACGAGATTACGGCGCGCCGGGCCAACTAGGTCTTGAAAAAACACCGGAACAATATGTGGATAAAATGGTTAAAATTTTCCGTGAAGCAAAAAGAGTGCTGAAAAATGAAGGAACGCTTTGGTTGAATTTAGGAGATAGTTATGTAAGCGGGAAAAGCAGATATTCAAGCGGGGCGCAAACATTATCTGGTAAAACACGAGGGGAACCGGTTAATGGAAATAAGCCAGATTTGCGACACCATAAATTTCTAAAAGACAAAGATTTGGCTGGTATCCCATGGCGAGTTGCTTTTGCCTTACAAGCCGATGGTTGGTATATCCGCCAAGATATTATTTGGCACAAACCCAACCCTATGCCGGAAAGCGTTACTGACCGATGCACGAAAAGCCATGAGTATATTTTTTTAATGAGCAAAAGCCCGAAATACTATTTTGAAACAATAAAAGAAAAAGCGAATTATGATGGCCGGAAACAAGAAAAAATGAGGGGAAGCTCTAAATATACCGACAAAAAGATTGTTCCCGGCAACACTCCACACACCTTCGCTTCAAGGGGACATGTGAGGTGGCAAACCGTCGGAGGAGAAAAAATGAGAAACAAAAGGTCGGTATGGACAGTTCCCAATCAGCCACTACGAGAGGCTCACTTTGCGACATTTCCCGAAGCCTTAATTGAGCCGATTGTTTTAGCCGGTTGTCCGAAAGGCGGAATTGTTTTAGACTTATTTATGGGATCGGGAACAGTGGCCGTTGTCGCCAAAAAACTGGACAGAAATTACATCGGCATTGAAATCAATCCCGAATACATAAAAATAGCGAAAAGAAGATTGGCGCAACAAAAATTATTTTAAATCCATGAATGTTTTTGAATTTATATCAAGATTGAGAAAAAAAACCATTGAACCCAGCGTGTATGTCTTTTTGATGCAAAACGGGGGAGTTGTGAGGCTAGTTCTTGATGTCGGCTATGATTTTCACGACATAATTGAAATACACAAAAAAAGCTTTGCCGAGTATCTTAAAAGCACAAGCGGCAAAAGTTGCGAACCGGGCAATATCCAATGCGATCTGCACATAAAAAGAACACCAATGGAACTTTTTGCAAAATTCACGGAAAACAAAGTGGAAGAAACTAAAATTTCAGCGCCGGAAGAAAGCCATAGCAAAAACGAACTGATAAAGCACATCATAGACACCAAAAATACGCCCGTTCTCGGTCTGTTGGAAAGTTTTTTCACAGAAAACGAAAAAAAATATATTAAGGAAAAAATAAAATGAAATTAACCTTACAATTAGCCAAAGGAACTGCCGAAGTTGAAATTGCGGAATCTTGCAACCCATCTTTTTGCGAGGGTTGCGGAAAAGAAATTTTTTGGGGCAAAACAAAAGCAGGAAAAAATATGCCAATATCGGAACTGGGCAATGGGAAATTTGTGTCGCATTTCTTTGATTGTCCGAAAGCAAAAAGTTTTAGAAAATAAAAATAAAAAAATAAAATGAAAAAATTAAATTGGATTGAAGGAGCGTATAAAAATACTAGTGTCTATTGGGCGAAATCACAAGCAGATATAATGAAAATGCTGGGGCAACTAGGCATAAACCAAATTCGCTTTACTTCAATGCCCGATAGATTTGTGCTTGAATTTATGGCAAAACTTGATGAGAAAAGTATTCCAAAAGCTGTAAGAATAATCACGCCCTTACGAACAAAACAGGGAGAGGAGAATGAAAACCAAAGAAATCAAGAATTAAATATAATCCACCGCATACTCCTAAACCATCTTAAAGCAAAGTTTGTAGCAATAGGCAATGGACTTACAGAATTTGAAGCTGAATTTATGGCTCATCTTGTTATAACCGACAAAGCAGGAAAATCTACAACAATGGCGGAGGCATTACTGCCACAGTATGAAAAGAATTTAGAAGATAAAACAATGCCAAGATTTTTATTGGGAGAGGGAAATTAAAAAATTTAGCCGTCATCGTCCTTTCAAACTGGCGGATTTAATAGGCAAGGGTGGCCGCCAGCGGGCTTGCTCCCGATAATTCCACCCCTGCCAATTTGAGGGGATGATGATATAATAAATTAAATGGGTAGCTCTTTTTAAAACTTTTTTAGGAAAGGCAGGTGAAATATGAAAGGAGTTATTCAATGTCCTGTTTGCGGTTTGGTTCACGATTATAAAATAAGTCATCAAGTTTTAGCGTTTGCTTGTCCGTTTCTCAATGGTGTTATCCATCTTAATTTTTATTCCGCAAAAGAAATAGAAGAACACAAGAAAGGAGCGCCGAAAATTGAAAGTCTTTGACCTTTTTGAAATCTATGACGACAATGTCGTTTTAGAAATTTGCGAGATTTGTTTAATGATTAGAGTATTTTCCGAAACTTGGGTTAAACCTAATGAATACATTTTGTCGTTTTTTCTCTCAATGAAAAAACAAAGCACCCTTACCATTTGTCCTCGTTGTTTATGTGAATTATTTTGCGGAAAAATAAAAATTTAACCGACAGAAAGGAGGTTGGAAATGCAGATTAAGGGCAGGGCCACAATCAAACAATGTTTTTGTGGAAGAATAAAAAAGCACGGCGAATTTATTGGAATAGACAAAGAAATAAGCCACAACATTTCATTGCTTGTCGCAAAAGGCACGGCTGAAATTGAGAGAGTAAAATGTCCGGAATGCGAGAAAGGCGGGCGCAATGGTTAGACACGGGTATTGTGTAAAGAAAGACGAAATAATCCAAGATCGCAAGGTTTCCGATTATTGCCTTACCGCCGGCACGAATAAGGCCGTTTGCAAAAACTTTGCGGTTAGAGAAAACAGCAGTCAAGGAATAAAAATCGTCAAACTCAAACTTTCCTAAAAAGTCTTTGTTCTTTAAAAAGCATTTTCTGTTAGCGCAGAAAATGGTCAAAGCCGAAAGAGAGGACGGCAAATTCCTCTCATTTACGGGGTGGGTGTGGATGTAGCACGGTTTAGTTTTACTAGACAAGCAAGGTGCAATTCCTTGAACCCCGATATTATCAATAAAAATTAAAATAATGAAAAAATATCAGATTATTTTGGCCGACCCGCCATGGCGATTTAAAAACTGGTCAATGAAAGAGTTGGCAGTTCGTGGAGAAAAATGGGCAAGAAGAAACGGGAGAAGCCCATATGGTGTAATGAATAACGAGGACATTTACAAATTACCGGTCAAAGACATTGCTGACAAAAATTGCGTTCTTTTTCTTTGGGCAACATATCCAAAATTACAAGAGGCGCTGGAAACAATAAAAGCATGGGGCTTTCAATACAAAACAGTTGCTTTTACTTGGGTTAAACAGAATAAAGTATCAGACGGATTTCACTTCGGACTTGGATACTGGACAAGAGGAAATCCGGAAATATGCCTATTGGCCACCAAAGGGAAACCAAAAAGAGAAAATTGTTGCGTGGCGAACTTAACTATTGCTCATTTGGGGGGGGCATTCGGCAAAACCGGCAATCATAAGGGATAAAATTGTTCAACTTATGGGCGACTTGCCTCGTATAGAACTTTTTGCCCGGCAAAGAACACGCGGTTGGAATTGCGCGGGAAACGAAGTAGACGGAATGGATATTCAAAAAAAGTTATCCACAGTTATACTACAAAAAACCTAGACATTGTTTTTAATTGGTATATACTTAAATTGGTCGTGATTATCAAGGATGTTGGTTAAGGCTGTGGGGGCGGTTCGAGTCCGCCATTTGCGAATAAAAGCTAGCTGGGTTAATTACCTTATATTCGCAAAGATGGACACCACGGCCTTAGCCAATATCATAATTATCAATAAAAATAAAAAAATGGAAGACAAAAAAGAAGAAAAAATAAAACACGAGAGTATTTTTTACGAGAGTATTTTTGAGGCGCTCTCGGCTTTGCAAGGTGAATTAAAGTCCGTAAAGAGAACGAAAGAAGTCAAATTTAAAACGAGAGAAGGGAGAGATGTTAATTTTTGGTTTGCGCCCTTGGACGAAATTATGGATTATCTTTACCCATTGCTTGGCAAGCACGGGTTGTCGGTAAGACATGAACTGTCGGAAAAAGGCGTGGAGTGTGTTTTGACGCACGAAACATATTTGCAAGAACTTAGTGTTCTTGAAATTATTACTGAAACTCCAACAGGGGAAAGAAAACGCGAAATAAAGCAACAATTTACGACAAGGAATGAGTTGCGCTCCGGTGTCCTTAAAATCAAAACAGAGGGCGACATGAAAGATGTTGGTGGTCAGATAACCTACGCTCGCCGATATACGCTTGCCTTAGTTTTGGGAATTGCCACCGAAGAGGATAACGATGTAAAACTGGAAGAGGAACGAAAAGAAAGCCTTGAAAAATTTGCATTGAAGCAAGCCAAGAAAAACATCGCAGAAGCGAAAACGAAAGAACAAATCGCCAAGCAAGCCGAATTTATGAGCGCCGAACTTAAACTGATTGAGGATGGCAAAGCCCCGAAATTGGGTTTTACCAAAGAGCAATATGATGAATTGATGGAGATGTGTATTGCCAAAGGGGAAGAATTTGCGGAAAAGGTCGGAGGTAATAATAAGGAAGAAAAATAAATCTATGTTCTATCCCGATATTAAACCCCACATTTCGCCGTCAGCGCTGGATAATTGGGTCAATAGCCGTTCTCAATTCATTCGTTCTTATTTTGCCGGAGTAAAAACACCGGAAACCGCCTCAATGAAAACCGGCAAGCAAATACACGCTCTGATTGAGGGCGGGTTATTGGACGCAAAACATAAATTCCCAAACAACGAACAGGTTTTGGAATTTTTTGCCGAAAAATATAAAGTTTTGGGTATCCCCGATAGTTTTTCAACGGAAGAAGACGGGAAAACTGCCGTTTTTGTGGATTATAAAACCGGAAAAGAGAATAATTGGGACGCAAACAAACTCGCCTCTGATTTAAAAATGAAAACAACGGCGTGGTTGGTATGGAATTTTTACGGGCGGATGCTTCCGGTTGTCGGACACATAGAATACATCCCTACGCGCTGGAATGAGGTTACGCGGGAGATTGAGCTTACTGGCGGGGAAAGTGTCGTGGCCGCCTCTATAACCTACACTAGCGAGGAATTGGAGGCCTTTACGTCGGTAATTTTGGCGATAATCGGCGAAGTAAACGAGGAATACCCGAAATGGCTAGAATCCAGCGCTGATTTTGTGAACCAAGAGGATGCGGCGGAATATGCCCGGCTCAATGCGCAAGTAGCCGAACTGGAAATTAAAATGGACGAAATAAAGGAGCGGATCGCCGGGCAGTTGGATTTTGGCGGAGCGAGGACGGCGGAAACGGAATTTGGAACTTTTTATTTTACTGAACGGAAGACATACGATTATCCAAAAACCCTTAAAATAAATTATTTAGACTACGGTCTTATGCTGGAAGACACAGAAGACATTGCGACGGCAGTTAAGGCGGCTAAAACAAAATTTGAAACGGAGAATGAGCCAAAGAGCATATCAAGGTCGTTGGCATTTAAAGCCAAAAAGAAAAAATAATGTCTATCATACAAAAAACATTATGTTATTTCGGACTTCACGAATGGGGCGCTCCTCAATATAATTGGCGTTTTATTTTTTGGAGGTGCAAATACTGTCCGGCGGAAAGGATAGAAGAAAGGCGTAAATCGGAAAAATGAAAACATCCAAAATATCATTATTTTATAGTTTGACACCGACGCAGATTATACCACCGGCCGAGAGAGAAGTTGAGCGCAAGGAAAGGTGGGTCAAAGAAATGCAAAAAACAGTAGAGGCGGAATGGAAGCCTAAAATAATTAAAAACACCTATGAATTGTTTGACCCGGAAATAGAAAACCAAAAGAGATTTTTTGAGGGCGCGGTGGTTGAGTATTATGCCATTCAAGATATGGATTTGTTTGAGGGGACACCGGATAGTCAGACATTGGACAATTATAGGGAGGAATTACTGGATGAAATGCTGGGATATAATTTGCAGACCACAAATAAGATAATCCGCAAGCGCAAAAGCACTACCGACTTTAAGGATGTTCAAGCGTGGAATACTTTTTTGAAAACTTTGGAAGAAACCATATTCATTCCGTCCGGTTATGAATTTCCCGACAGCAAGAATTTTTGGGAGTTGTCCGGCAAGTATGGCCACGAAGAGGCCAAAAGAATAGCGATAGAGCAATTACAGGCTAGATTAAAAAAAAGATATGACAAATAAAGAATACAGAATATATTGGCGATGGAAAGAAACAAAAGCGGCTAAGGAAAAAGTGGGGTTTGTTTTGAGGAAATTTCGCATTTCTCGGAGCTATTTATACGCTTTGATTAGCCGGATCGAGAATGGCGATACCGCCAAAATCAAAAAATGCCTCAAAAAAGGACACCTCGGTTGCTTGTGGGCCTTTAAATATCAGCCCAGATATTTGTGCTTGCCCCAAAACCGGAAAAAAGCGACAATTCAAGAGCTGAAAGCGATAATCGTTGGAATGAAAAAAGACAAATTCCCGATAATACAAATTGCTCTTCTTTTAAAAAAGAAAGACAGAAGCACAATAATTCACCACTTAAAATGACACTTTATCCCTATCAAGAAGAAGCGATAGAATTTATCGGCCGAGTTAAAAAAGGCTATTTGGCAATGTCTATGGGAACAGGCAAGACCTTAACGGCTTTGTCAGCCGGGCAAAAATACGCCCAAAAAAACATTCTTGTCATTGCTGAAAAGAATGAAGTGATGAACTCGCAAAATTTTAAAAAAGAATCGGAGTTGTTGGAGTTGAATTATATCTCATTAAGAGATGAGGATTTGGATTTCGTTATGGGAGCAAATTGCCAAACTGTATGCGCCGTTAATCCCGACAGGTTGGTAAAATTCAAAATTGAGCAGATTAAGGAACTTTTTGATTTCGTGGTGGTGGACGAAAGCACAATGGTTAAAACTACGACCACTAAGCGATTTAAAAGAGTGCAGAAAGTGTGTGAAGATATGAATTATGTCGTTCTTCTGTCGGGAACACCGCTTATGAACGGCGCGGCGGAACTTTACGCCCCATTATTACTTCTTGGACATCCGTTGGCGAGTAAGGGTTCGCGGAAAGCGAAAGAAGCCTTTGAAAGCATATTCGCCGGAGGCCACCGGAGGAAAATAAGGAACACAGGGATTTGGTATCAAGATTATGTCTGGTGGGCCAAGGGTTGCAATCACACGAGAGAATTGCGTTACCTTGTCCGAGGCAGTTTCTTTTTCAAGCGGAAAGAGGATACGGGCGTATTCAATCGCAAGGTGGACAGGAGAATTGTCCAAGTGCCTATGACTTTGCCTTGGCTGGTGGAATATCGGAACGCATGGGAGGAGTATTTAATCCAAGCGCGCAAGCGAGATGTGAATATGGACAATGTGGCTGAACTCCGCAATTTAATTGAAAACGGCCAAGTCTATCAAGTTAATTCGCGGTGGAAAGCCGAAAGAGTGGTGGAAGACATAAAAAACGGAGTATATGGCGACCAGAGAATTGTTGTTTTCTCGGTTTTTGTGGAAACAGACGAGCTTATTCAGAGGTTGTTGTCCGAATCTGGTATCACTTATCACGCCTTTGAAGATTTGAGCGAATGGAAGACCGGAGAAGAACAGGTGCTTGTCGGCCGGATTAAGGCTCATGGCAAGGGAGCGAACTTGCCGGAGGCTAGCGTTGCTTTATTTGTGGATATGGATTTTGTCCCGGCTAATAATATCCAAGCTGAAAATAGAATCAATCGGCCGGAACAGAAGAATGATATGACCGTAGTTTATTATCTGACCGAGGGGGAGGATGTCGTGGATGCTCATGTGCGCCGGATAAACCAAGACAAGACAAGCAAGATAGATAAGTTTATGGAACCGCTCACAAGCGAAGAGATGTCCGAAATGCCGGTGAGAATAAGAACGCTCCAAGCCAAGTATAGAGCGCAGTTTTCTGCATTGGGATTTGGGGCTCTTTTTTAAGTTATCCACAGTCTTGACTTGCATTGTGTTTTGGTATAGTGTAGTATAAGTGTATTATTAAAATGGTCGTAAAATAAAAATAATAAAAAGATGAAAAAAATACTTTTTTTAGTCGCTTTCTTGGGTTTAATTGTCGCCAATAATGCTTTTGCGTCGGCTACAACCACAACCAACGGCGATCCGATGAGAGTTACGCAGTCGTGGGGAATGACCGGCTATGCCACCCCGATAATCGGAAGCGGTGTTAGTGTCGCCGATGAAACCGGAATTTCGGACACTTGCCCGAAATGGTATCCCAGAGGCTGTTTCAATTTAGTGAACACAGACTTTTACCGAAATCAAATGATAAACTTGGCGAAAGGTTTGCTCCAAACCTACGGGGCCGATGCTTACGGCATATTCCCGCAGTTTTCGGGCTGGTATCGTGTAGTCGGGTTTGAAACATTCACGCAATAACGGACAGGGAGCGTTTGCGTTGGTCGCGCAAACGCTCCAATTATCCACATAGCAAAAAAAATGAGAGTATCGTATAATAGAATTGCCTGCAAATATGTAGCGGAATATAATTGCAGGTTGGGAATAGGGAGAACATTCGCGGAAGCAATAGCCAATCTTTTTCAAGCCTTAGGATTATGAAAACCAAAGAAGAATCAATTTTAGGAACAGTAATAGAAAAACTGCCAAACACTTTTTACAAGGTTTTATTGGAGGATGGAGTGATAAAATTGGCATATTTGGCCGGAAAAATGAAGTTTAACAAGATTCAAGTCCAAGTCGGGGATAAGGTGCTGGTAATCCTTGACCCGTATCAAGGAAAGGTCAGCAACAGAATTGTGCGGAGATTATAATATGACAATTCGCAAAATTAACGGCAAATACAGGTTAGTGTCCCATACAGGGAAGAATTTGGGGACATACTCATCGCGCGCCGGAGCGGAAAAGCGCGAAAAACAAGTGGTCTATTTTAAAAATAAGAAAAAGTAAAATGAACGAGCCTAAAAAAATCCAATGTGTTGAGAAAGGGTGCGGAGAATTTGAGTTTTCGGCCAAAGAGCAAGGCTTCTACGCCGAAAGAGGCTATCCTGACCCCAAAAGGTGCAAACAACACAGAGAAGCCCGCAAAAAAGAGATAAATAAGCAAAAATCGCCCTTTCATCCAAATAACTGGAAAAAGGAAAATCACCAATGAAAATCCCGGCAACACTCATAAGAGAAATTTATAAAGAGAGAGGGAACAGGGGAAGACCTATCAGCACTAGGCAGATAAGAGCGGTGGAGGGTTATATAATGGCTAACGGAAGCAAATCAAAAGCACAAGCAATCAGAGAAGCGGGTTATCCGGAATCTAGGGTAACAGACCCAAGTAAGGTGTTTACTAGGTCTATTTTGGCAGTTTTAGACAGATTGGAAATTACGGAAGAATTGGCTTCAAATGTTGTTAAGCAAAACTTGAAATCTAAAAAAATAGAACATTTCACTTTCCCGCCGTATAATAAAGAGGCAGTCCTGCCCGACAATGGCCAAGACCATCGCACAGCCGAAAAAAAAGGAGAGCAACTAACCGACAAAGAAATTATAGAGATGATGAATAGTGTTAATTGCACCGTCAAAAAAATAGTCCACGGGGATATGGCCAGACATGTATATTTTTGGTCGCCGGATAACAAGACCCAATTAGAGGCGGCGGATATGATATTCAATCTTATGGGTTCATACGCGCCCAAAAAGGTGGAGGGTAAGCACGATCACCGAGTAGGAATTTTCTCAATGGGCGATTTGCGGAAAAAAATGAAAGAGAAAGGATTAAAAATTATCAATAATAATTAAATTTTATGGAAGATGTAAAAAACGGAGTAGAGGTTTTGGAAAGCAAGCAATTTAAAATGGTAATTCGGTTCGCAGACGGCGAAAAAGACGGCAAGCCTCATGATAGGGCTTATGGCTTTGCGATTGAGGCTAACAGTGAAAATCAAGCTAGGCAAACTTTGCGAAAACATTTATTAAAATGCGTGGAAGAATTGGATAAGGATATTTTGAGAGAAGCCCAAGGAATACCGAAAAATGAGGATGTTGGCCAAAAAACGACTTCGTAAAATCGTTTAAGAGAAGTTTAAATTTCAAAGACGGCCTATGTGTCGTCCTAAATGGAGAATGAAAAACAAGTAAAAGAAGAGTGGCTGGAAGACATCTATCACCTGCAACAGTGGGCGGTGGATGTCTTTTTGTTTGCCGAGCAAACTATGGGAATGTTCCCGGCCGAACCGATTAAGGAATTATTGGATAAAGATATTCCCTACATTGACCCGATGGGGAACAAGAGAACGGCCAAACTGTTTGACGCGGACGGACGGCTGGTGTGGAATGATTTGAGTTTTTATTCGGTGGATATGTTCCAAAAACAAACGCCCCAAGAGTTTAAAAAATACGAGGGAAGTAGATTCACTTGGCAACAGACGATAATGCTGGAAGCATATAATCGGGCCGTAAGGACATTCGGGAAAGATTCGTTTGATATGGCCAAGAGGTGGATAACGGCCAGAAGCGGACACGGAGTAGGCAAGACTTCCATAATGAGCATTATTGCCATTCACTTCTTGTGGTGCTTTCCGGGCGCGCAAATAGGTATGACAGCCAACAGCGAACAGCAGGTGGAGGATATTTTTATGAAAGAGTTTTATGTGTGGCGGAGCAAATTGCCGGAGTTTATGCAAAATTCAATGATACAGACCGCCGACCATATTCAAATGGAAGACAGCGAGGATTGGTTTTTGCGGGCGCAAGTGGCCAGACCGGAAAGACCGGAAGCTTTGGCCGGATTGCACGGAGAGTATGTCCTTATACTGGTGGACGAGGCTTCCGGCGTGGCCGATAAGGTGTTTGAGGTTATGAAAGGGGCGCTAACCGGCGAAAACTATATCGTGGGCTATTGGAGCAATCCCACAAGGAACGAGGGCGAGTTCTACGAAAGCAATAAAGTAGGCAGTTCTTATACGAAACTGAAATTCACGAGCCGAGAAAGTCCGATAGTCAAGCCCGGCTACATCCAAAAAATGGAAGAAGATTATCCGAACAATGGTTCTGAACATTCGGACGAGGTTAAAATCCGGGTGGACGGCGAGTTTGCCGGAGTAACCGAGATGGACGACAAGGGTTGGATGCCTTTATTCGCCAATTTGAACATTTTGTTTGAGCCGGAAAGAGGGCAGATAATCAACGGAGGAATAATTGGGGTTGATCCGGCCGGAATGGGCAAAGACCATTCGGTGGTGGCTATAAGGGACAGCGTGTATCTCAAAGAAGTGCTGAACGAAAAGACTTCGCAAGAGAAAGACTTGGCGAGAAAGGTAGAAATAATCCGGGACGCTTATAATTCCAAGAGCGGAGATATTGGAGTGGACGCTTTTGGAATAGGGGCCAAAGTAGTGGCTAACATCAACGTCAAAATGGGCGAGAGCGTCAATGCTTTGCTTATGGATAAGCCAAGAGAGGGAACGGAAGACTTGTTTGTGTCGTTTAAGGACGAATTGGCTTGGAAGTTTAGGGAATGGATAGCCAAAGGCGGAATTATAATAACCAACAACAAGGCGGCGTGGCTGAAAGAATTGGGTAAGATTAAGTATAAAAGGGTAAGGCCGGGCCGGATGCAGTTGATGAGCAAAAAAGAATTTAAGAAAGAACACGGCTTTTCTCCGGACAGGTTTGACGCGGCGCTCTGCACATTTTGGAAAGACGAGCCTAGCAAGCCGGTTATCTTGACAAAACTGGAAATGGAAAACAAAGAAGTGTATGATTATCTTAATAGCTTAAAAGCGCCTGTGGATAACTCTTACTCGTCAATGTGATTGACAGGTGTATAATAAATAAAATGGACGAAACAAAAAAAGAGGAATATAAAATGCACGCCAAAGTCAATGAGGCGTATAATGGCGATGTTGAAGAAGCGAAATTCGCCATTTCTGTAATTCAACAAATAAACAAGGATTTGGAATTGCGAGAAAAAAACACACTCGTATTCAATGGTTTGTCTTATTCTCAATCATATTTATATAATCAGCGCAAGGCCATCAATTATTCTCCGCCGAGGCAAGCGGGCAAAGAAAGAGAAGTGTCAATGGGGCTTGTTCACGAAAAAATAATATCTTTCGCCGCTTTCTTTTTGAAGTATATTTATAAGCGCCGGGTCAAGTGCTACGATGAAAGCGGTAAAATTGTCCGGGGAATGGGAGAGATTTATAATTTGGGCATAGAACATTCATACCGGCTGGAAAGATTTAAAAAGAAAATAGCCCTTTTGTATTGGGAAGTATTCAGCCAAGGGGACGCTTTTGTTTTGGATGACTGGCAAGTCCGGAACATTCCGCAAAGCATAGCCAAAAAAGACGACCAGATAATCAAGCCGGACGGAATGGAATACACTTACGAGTTCTTGGACGGCCTTTCTTACGAAGACGGAGAGATGATACAGACTCGCCAAGCGGTGTCTAAGGTGCTGGATGGCCGGACGATAATTTTAGGCAATCCCGAAATTGAGGATTTGCAAGACCAGCCGAGGGTTACTTTGGAGGAAGTGATAAGCCGGGAAGACGCGGAACTTATTTATAAGTCTTTGAAACGGTGGAAACAAGTCCCCAACGAAAAAGACTGGATAACCAATGTAACCGGCGAGGATAAAGTAACGCTGTTTGATGCTACAAGAGTGGCCGATGTCGGCAAAGAAACAGTCGTTCACAGATATTTTGATAAAGAAAAAAACCGATTTAATATATTTTTAAACGGAGTAATGATGTTGCCGCGAAAAACTCCTATGACACTTTTCTATCCGAGAGGCAACTATCCTTTGACCAAAGTGTCGGGAGAGAGGCTGACCGGTTCGGCTTATTCCCGTTCCATACCGGCTAAGACCAAGTTTAACGGCGATTTTGTGGATTGGGCGTTGCAAG